TCGTTCAGGTCCAAGACGAATTCGCCGTTGGTGCAGCAGTCAATGAACAACATCTGATTTTGGTCCATTAACTACCTCCTTAGACTTTGGTGTAACCTTTATCGACAACCAGGTTGTCGGACTTCATCTTGTAGCCGGTGCCACCCATCTTGACTTTCTCCTGCGGAACATACGGGTTCTTCAGGTTCGGCCAGGTGTCGCCAGACTGCCAACGACTGAAATCATCCTGTCCGTCATCGACGGCGGACTTTTCCTTCATCTTGTAATCACCGAATGGTTTCGGAATATACGGGTTCTTCAGCGATGGATAAGTATCCTCGCCACCGATGTTGCTCCAGCTACGGTTTCGCATTTCATCTGCAAGACCGTTCTTGTAGCTCTTGCCGTCGCTGACCGGAGCTTCGTCTCCCCAATCGCCCAGGTACTTGGAAGGCACAGCGTCGTGCTGCTTGGCAGCCCAGGCCATCCGAGGATGGTCGCCGCTGACCGTGTGGTGAACGTCACTGTTGGAAACATCCCAAGTGTCCTTCGCCCCATCGACATTGGACTCAGCCAGGTCATACAGGTAGTTGGCGATGGTTTCAGCAAGAGTCAGATCAACGCCAGCTTCTCGGTTGAGAATGGCTTCACATTCCTGCATGTAAGCAGCAGTTTCCTGCTTTGTAGCTTCGTCGCCGAACTCGGCTGCAAGGCGGTAAACTTCGTGAAGTGCGTTGAACAGATCAGAGAACACCCGCAGTTCTGAATTTTCGGACTCGTCCAGGTTCGAGTAGAACTGGTCTACCACCTGCTTGAATTCGAGATAGGCGTCTTCGCACTCCTGGCACTCAGATGTCAGGTCACCGCCGACACCAGCCAGGTTGGAAATCTTTCGGACACGATCTGTATAAGCGTGGTGAGCAACCCGCAGAATACCTTCTGCCATGAACTCACACATCTGATCGTCGTAGTTCTTTGCATTGGCCGTCTCAAGAGACAGCTTGATTTGTTCGGCAAGTTCGTTCTGTGTCAGATACAGGACATTCGGCCAACGAGAGACAATTGCCTCCAGAGTTTCTTCCAGAGAAGCATCATCAGAAATGGCGTTGTAACGCTTCAGGTCGGCCATCGCCTTGCAGAAAACGGTGTCCTCGTGTAGCTTCTTGGCGTTTGTGCGAAGAACCTTCACTTCATGATCCAGAGTTTTCCAATTGAAAGTCAGAATCTTGCCTTCATTTCGCTTGTCCAGGGTTGGAATCGCCAAAGCCGTGACGTTGCCACGGTCGTCGTGCTGTACAACCGACTCCTTCATGACCGGACCAAATTCCTTGTAGTCAATGAAGTCGAGGACGTTCTCGCACATGACAGCCCACTCGTGCATCTTGCCGGGCTTCAACTTGCGAGCGTAGATTCGCCAGCGAGGATTGGTGGAGCCACCGAGCTTGTTCGCAGCAACTTTCCGCTTGCGAGCCAAAGCGCTCCGCATACTTGGCGTAGCCGCCAACTTCTTCTTGGTTTTCTTCATCTCACGAATGCGCTTGGCGACGAGACTGCGGCTCTGCTTCTTGTGCCAGAGCTTGGATCGCTTGCCGCTAGGCTTCGAGACAGAAACCTGGAAACCTTCGCTAACCAACATTCCACGCCGGATGAACGGCATTTGGAGATAATTCTCAAAGTGTTCACCAGCTTTGGTGTCGTTGTTGTCGAGCAGTGCCTCGACCATGCTGGTGAGTACCTGGCGGGCTTCTTTCTTCTCCGATTCTTCTTCAATTACCAGTTCTTCGATGTTCTCCAGAACTAACTGGTCGTTATCGAGCTTGTAATTTGCATGAATGAAAGTGCCATCAACCGTCTGGTAGGTCACATCGGACTCACCGAAGCAAAAGAGCTTCAGATCATCGACATCGAGAGTCTTGGCCAGCACATCTTCTGCACCAATAAGCTCTTCCTGGGCGGTAGATAGCGACTGTTCTTCAATTTTCTTGAAGACATCGAAGCTAATGAGTTTTCTTTTCATAATCTATTTGACTCCCTAGTGCTGTTTTGTTGTTCATGCCAGCATGATCGTCAGTGCCAGTGCAACCTGCCACTATCACGCAATCGGATGCCATTGCTGTTGAGGTTATATATTAACCTCGTCTCAAATATTCTTACGCCGTTCTCAAATTGAACTTCCTACAGTATATAGGTATGCAGAAGCCTGCAAAAAACGAGGTAATAATGAGAAGATTTGAGGATTACGTCCGCCTGCGGGAGTCCACCGCCACCGATATTGGTTCCGCCGTCATGGGTACGACATCGCTGAGTACCGATCAGGAGGGCCATCTGAGCGACCTGTTCAACATCGTGCGGGCAGTGACCTCAAAATATCCGAGACAGATGTTGCAATTTCTGGAAAGATTTTCGAGAGATAAACCTGAGATTCAGGACATGCTTGCAAAGCTGTCTCAGGACGACCTGAACGACCTGCGAATGGCTTCTCGAAAGGGTCTGAAGCTGGCTGGCGAAAAGAGCCTCGGAGACGAGGGAGACGTTGTATCTCCGAACCTTCCTGACACGGCATCTGGCGAACTTCCGTAAAAAAGATTTTGTTCTACGACTCCGGGCTATATAACTTTGCCAACCAAAAGCCTCATCAATCAAGGGAGTCGGAGTCTATATGAATGAGTTCTGGGCCGTTACCGTGTTCTTCAACCCTGCGGGGTTCCAAGCTCTTTACAACAATTATTTCACTTTCGCCGAGCAGTTGAAACGACAGGGAGTCAACTTGTTGACTGTCGAGTGTGCTTTCAACGACGGCGAATATCAGATACCTGAAGGCGATCATGTCTACCGCCTCAGAAGCAACAGCGTCATGTGGCAAAAAGAGAGGCTGATAAATTACGGCATCTCACAGTTGCCACCAGACTGCAAATACTTCGGATGGCTGGACTGCGACGTGCTGTTTTCAAGCGACGATTGGGCAAAAATGGCGGTCGAAAAGCTGCAAAAGGCCAATATCGTCCAGCTTTATAAGAAGGTTTTCTACATGCCGCCCGGCATGAAGCAATTCGATGGCAGCAAAATGATGGCCATCCAGAGCGTCATCTGGCAAAAGATGATTCACAAGAACTGGCTGGAACGGAGGAGGCGGAAAGAATTGCCGTTCTCAACGCCGGGTTTTGCATGGGCGGCACGCCGGGATGTCTTTGCTGACATTGGAATTTACGACAGAAATATCATCGGCAGCGGCGACACGTTTCTCGTCGATTGCTACCTGGATTCCTGGGATATTCACGGCTTTGCCTCGAAGTTTACTGACCACATGAAGAAAGACATGATGGCCTGGTGTAAAAAGCTGAAGGAGAAGAAGCCGGTTCTCGACTACCTACCCATAGATATTTATCATCTCTGGCACGGCAGCCTCAAGAACCGAAAATACATGGATCGTCATGATGTGGTTCTGAAGTACGACTATGATCCAGAGAAGGACATTGTGCTTTCCAACAACGTCTACGAGTGGTCGTCAGACAAGAAGGGAATGCACGAGGACATCAGGCAGTATTTTTATGATCGCCAGGAAGATTCAGAGTGAAAAAGAACTGTCACAATCAGGAGGAGCTTGAAAATATGATGAGAAACATCGTCTTTCGCTGGCTGAAGAATTCGGTCACTACGATCCCAGCCGTATTATTGTTCGTGGTTGGAATCACCAAGGGATCAGTCGATTTGTCGTTAATTAGCTTGGCTTTTTTGGCCGCTATGTATGAGATTCACAAGTTGAAGGTCAAGGTCGAAAATTCGGCTAGTCCCTGGTACTAAACCAATAGTTTTTGGCCTTTAGAAGCCTGGATTCCGTGAGTTCAAAACCGCAGGCATTGCCGATAACAGCGTCCACCTTGCAGTGCGGACAGAGGCAGGTATTCCCCTCATCCGTATGCTCTTTAATTTCCGAAGGCTGAAAAATGGCCCCACAATGGAAGCATCCTGCCAACGAGGATGCTTCCATTTCTTTTTTGTTGTTCATGGCGAACCGGGGCAAGTCGTAAATGCCGATCATTCATTCTCCCAAGGGGCTTTGGACTTCATGATTGCATCCGTTGAAAAATCATCGTCCCAGCGGTCGATCATTTTTTGGATGGCCTCCTGCGGTACTCCGTGTGTGTTTCTGCGGGCCAGTTCTGCGGCGTCGAACCGCCAGGGCGTTTGTGGTTGCTGCACATCCACCCGGTATCCATACTGCTGGGCTAGGCGGACGTAAGGCTTGGCTTCGTAGGCCGAAACATTAGTGTTGTCGATGACAATCGGGCTTCGGCCCGCTTTCATCGCTTCCTCGGTTCTGGCGATATTGGCCTGGTGATTGGCGGCGAGCTTATCCAAATCAAACTGGTACACACCGTCTTTCATGAAGAAGTCGTCTGTCGAAAAGACGACCCCGCTTGGCCCGGCAATCTGCCGGGCCAAGGTTGATTTTCCCGAACCGCTGAGACCCCGCATCAAAATGAGCAGCTTGGTCTCCTGGTTTTCCAACCAACTTCGGAAGGTCGTCATTACCCCTCGTCTCCTACGCTGTAATCAATATCCTCGTGATCCATCTCGGATTCGTAGTCCTGAATTTCAAGATCGTACTTTTTGACATCTTCTTCTTCAGGCTCCGGCAACGAAACTCCTTCAGGCGGCGGCTGATCGAGTTGATCTGGCTGACCTTCTCCTTCCGGCGTGGCTGCTGGCGGTGCCTGTGGCGGCTGACCGCCTCCTGCACCACTTTCATCTGGTGACGGATTCGGGGCAGGTCCGCCTGGATCGGCCCCAAGTTCTTGTCCGGGTTGAGCATCCTGGCCCGGAATGCCAATACCCAGCAATTGCGGGTTTTGAGCAAGCACCTGGAGCTTCAAATCTTCGAGCTTCTGAATCTTCAGACGACTCAGCATTTCCTGGGTTTCTTCTTCGGAATATTTCAGAATCTTTGTGTGAATGTCGAAGTCGGCCATGATCTGACCAGATTTCAGAGTTGTTGCATTCCCAAAGCGGCCAGTAATAACTTCGGCCCGGCTGAGTTCCCTCCAGTCAGAGGGCGGCGTCATCTTGATCCGCAAATCTTCGTAGGCTTCTTCTGGATAGCCTCGCAATTGCAGATGCCGTTCTGCGATTTCTAGTAATCCGTCCTCAAAGTGAGACTGAAGCCGCTCAATCATCCGGGCGAACTTCACATCCTGAGCGGACAACGTGATTCGAGTTGCATTCGGGTCTTCGTTGGAGAAATAGTTCTTCGGGAAATTCAAGGCTGTAAACAGCTTATTCCTGAAGTAAATGGCGTCGTCGATTTCACCCAGATTTTGTGCACCTGGGAGCGTTTCGATCTTCGTTTGGGAGTTCGGTCGCACGGGCAACCAGTAATCCTCGTCCGCTGCGGGAGGTTGCCATCGCTCCTCCACCTGATTCGCACCCGGCAAACCTCGGCTGTTGGAAACTTTCCGCTTGCGGAACTGATCTTTCAGCCGATCAATGAATGCCTCTGCTTTGAACGGCGGAAGCTGGCCCACGTCGATGTAGAACACCCGCCGCTCTGGCGCACGGGTGAGTCGATACACCACCATCGCATCTTCCATCAAACGCAACTGATGAGCGGGTCCACGAGCAGGCTCGATAAGCGACTGGCCGTAGGGATAGAAGGTTTTCCGGTCGTCGCCGATGCGAAAGTGAACAATCTGGCTGGGAGCGAACCGAAGGGCCTGGGTCTGGTTCAACTCGGCCTCGCTCGCATGTCCTACCGGAGCCTTTGTCAAGGAGATGTAGTCCGGGCCTTCCTTTGACTGCTGAAACTCAATCAGCTTACCCTTGGTGGTTTCAATCCGGTACATGCTCTCAGGCGGCAGCGGCACAGCCTTGAATATTCCCTCTTTGGGATTGTCGGGATTTAAGACCAGTTCCACGAACCAGTCGCCGAAAATGCACAGGTTTTTGAACCAGGTCCAACCCTGTCGGTTGAGATTGAGCATCTGACGGTGCCGCAACACAAACTCGACTTCTTCTCGGATTTCATCTCGTTTGCACTCCACCTTGAAGATGTTCCCCTCCTCATCT